GGCGTGCGACCGGCCGATGCGCGCTGCGTCGTCACCGTTGTTGATGACCTTGCACAGTCGCGCGGTGAAGCCGGCCCCCGCCAGCGCGACACCGGTCGCGGTGATTTCGCAGTGCTCGAGGTAGCGGCCCACCTCCTCGCCGGTGTTCGCGTCCAATCGGACACCGTAGTTGGGGTCCGAGCACAGGATGCGGCAGTTGACGAGCTTGGTGTTGTTGTTGGGCAGGATCAGACTGGTGCATGTGAACGTGTAGTTCTGGTAGATGCCCGACGCGAGCGTGATCGCGCCCGACCCCGGGTAGGGAACCAGCGCCGACGGGTTGGACAGGCCGGCGTACTGCTCGGCCAACTCCCACGGCGCGACATCCACCACGTCCGCGTAGCCGACAGCCGCCACGGCGCCTCAACTTCACCGGGCGGCCCGCCACGACGACGGGCCGCCCGCGAGTCCTGATCGGTCAGGCGGACAGGATCGAGAAACCCGGCAGCGCGCCCGGCACGAACGCCTTGCGCGCCCGGAACTTCAGGCCCGCCACGTCCGAGTCGAACCCGTAACCCGAGGTGTCGGCGTCGGCGTACTTGGCTTCCAGCATGGAGCGGTCACCGCGCTTGATGAGGTTGCGGTTCGCGAACACCATCAGCGGCGACCCGGCGGGGAGTTCCTCGCCGATCGCGGACTTGGCCAGGCCTGAGGACCAGCGCAGCGGGTAGCCGAACAGGGTGTCGCCCACCCCGTAGGCGCCGCCGGACTGGCCGGCCGAGGACTCCAGGAAGATCGGGCGCCCCTGGTTGTCCAGGACGCCGCGCAGCATGCGCCGGAACAGCGGGTGCGCGCCGATGACCACGTTCGCCGGGTCGTACCACTTCGCGCTGGCCTCGATCTTGCCCAGGGCGTTCGAGAACTCGTTGTAGGTGGGGGCGCCGGCGGTGGCGGCGGTGACGATGTTGGTGTTGGCGGTGTAGCCGGTGTTCGTGTCGTTCTGGGTGAGCAGGTAGAACAGCGAGTCGAAGTTCCAGCCCGAGGTGCCGTGCGCGGCGGTGACACCGATGCTCACGTTGTCGATCAGACGCGCATAGGAGGCTGCGGCGCCGGCGGTGAGGGCCTCGACGATGTTCGCCGAGGTGTCCTGCAGGTCCTCGTCCTCCAGGTCCACGACCACACCGAACTTGTCCACCGTGAGCAGCACGCTGTCCTGGATGGAGGAGGTGTCCTTCGTGTAGCCACCGGCGCCGGCGGCGGCGCGGGCCATCTTCACGCCACCCGACCGCGGGGTCCACTTGGTGCGCGTGGTCATCGGGGTGCCGACACCGAAGGTCTCGATGAACAAGTTCTGCTTCACTTGCTCGATGACGTTCGGGTCGGTGCCGACGGGAATCCAGCCGGTACCCGAGAACGTCTGCGGGTTGAGTGCCATTGTTGTCTATCTCCGTTTCTGTCCTTCGTGGAGGGACTGACTGCGCCGTCCCTCACGGGCACCGGCGAACGTGCTACTTCGTGCGGCCATCCAGTTGGGCCGCCAGCTGCTCCAGCGGCGAGAGCACCACCGGCTGCGGTTTGCGGCTCCCCACCTCCGCCGCGGCGGGCTTCGGCTTGGGCGGTTCGGGCTTCTCGGTCTCGGGCTGCCGGAAGAACTCCGGGTATTCCTCCTTCAGCCGCAGCACCTCCGCGTCCAGGCCGGTCACGTCGGTGCCCTCGACGTCGATCACCTCGACGTTCACCAGCCGCGCCAACGCCGCCGCGCGGTGCGGAAGCGCCTCGGCCTCCAGCAGTGCTGCCTTCGCCGCGACCGGGATCAGCGCCGGCTTCAGTCGGGCCTTCGCCGCCGTTTCGGCTTGCTCCGTGGCTTCACGCGCGGCTTTCTCGGCGTCGGTCTCGTACTGCTGCTTGAGGCGATTCAGTTCGCCCCGCCGATCTGCGGCCTGTTTGTTCGCCGCGGTCACCTTCGCCTCGGTGGCCGCCAAGCGCTGCGTGAGCGCGTCCAGGTCCGCGGCCGCCTTCGCTTGGGCCGCTTCCCATTCCTCACGGGTCGGGGGCGTCCACTCCGGCGGTTCCGTCTCGGTCGGATCGATGGTCTCGGCCGGGTCGGTGGTGTCGGTGGGGTCGATGTCGTCAGCCATCACGGCCTCATTTCGATGAGTCCCTCACGGGACAGAAGGGGATGTGTGTTGCCCTCACGGGCGATGGGTGGGGAACGGCGTCACACCGAAAGTCCCCTTGCGTAGGCGCGTCGCGGTCGACGTGCGGACCGAGGCCGGCACCTTCCAGCCCGACGGCGACGTGCCGTGGTGACTGGCGATCCGTTGCAGCAGCCGTGATGCGGCTCGCTGATGGACCGGGTCTGATTCGCTGGCTACACCCCAGCCGTGCAGCACGGTGCGTTCCGCTTCGCGCCGCAGCACCATTGGCAGCGAGTTGGGGGTCGGCTCCCCGTCGAGCCACGGCGTGGTGCGACACCGGCAGCGGGGATGCCGAGGGGGTCGGGTGAGTCCGCCGAATGGTGTCCATTCGATGGGTCGCGCCGCGAACGTCGCGGCGACATCGAACTCGGCGCCCGCGTCAACGATGTGCCCGGACAACGCCAAGCAGGTAAGACACGCGTCACGCTCGGCAACCCACAGCAGTTGCGCACCGGTGCGTTCCGCCACGTCACGAATGGCGGTGTTGGCCTGCTCGTTGACGATGGTCCGCGCGGCCCGTTCGACCGAGTTGGCGCCCTGCTGTGCCACTGCGACGATCCGGCCGACGGTGGCCGGTGTGCCGCGGCTGGTTGCCTGCGCGATCCGCGCGGCCCGCTCGCCGGCGTCCGTGACGTCGGCTGCGGCCTGGTCGATGCTGGCTATGTCGCCACTGGACGGTAGGTCGATGGGTTGGGGATGAAGCCCGGCTTCCCGGTATGCCTGCCGCACACCGATCCGGTAGGCGTCCTCGGCTGCGGCCTGTAAGCGGTCAGCGGGAATCGGGGGCAATGCGAGTAGTTCCCGCGCGAGGTCAGCCATCAGCCGGACCACGCTGATCCCGGAGGCGGTGCCGGTTGGTGCTAGGTCCGTCCAGCGGCGTTGGAACAGGCGCGTGATGCCGGCCAGCCGCAGCCGCAACGCCGCAGTCACGAGGTGCGCGGCGGCTTCCTCGGCGACGAGCAATTCGGCCGCGTGCTCCAGAACCAGAGCGGGCGTGGCTTGGCTAGGTTGCTGCTGGGGCGTCGTCATCGGACTGCCCGAGATCACCCATGACCTGCTGGTAGATCGTGGCCGCTTGCTCCGCCGTCATGGCCTGCGCGGCGACCGCGGTACTGATCGACGCCCAGTAGGCACCCACCTGATCGAGCAGCGCGACACGCGCCGGGAGGTTGGCGTCGTTGTCGGCTTCCCACTGCTCCACGGTCTCGGCGTCGTACCCGGCCTCGGTGAGGGTCACATCGGTGGGGACACCGTTCTCCTGTTTGGCACGGACCACGTTCCACGTGTCAGTTTCCGAGGTGGGTTCGATCGGCGCCCACCGCACATCCACCTGCGCGTCCTTGTGGCCCATCACGCCGAGGATGGTGGTGTAGAAGGTTTCCCACGCGTCGTCGAGGACATCCTTGCGGGCGCCTGTTTTGGAGATCAGCGGTTCCATCGCGACCTTCAGCGACTCACCGGACGGGAGAGTGCCCGATAGCGCGTCGAAGTAGTGCAGCGGTGTGGAAGTAGTGGTGGCGCCCTTCTTCAGGTGATGCACCTCGGGCGAGATGAACGCTTCCGGGTCGGCGGGGTCGAACTGGCCGAATTGCTTGATGCCGCGCTGAAGCCACAGCGACCCGGGCTGGGCCTTCAGGCTGGACTTGCGTTCCCGCTCGTGGGTGCGCAGCGCTGGGTCCATGGCGCGGTGCGTCTCCCAATACGCGGCGTCGTCCTGGTCCTCCGCTTCCGTGGTCGCAACACCGGATTCCATGATCGCGTAGCGTTGCGGAATCGCTGTGTAGTCCACTGCGGCCATGTGGCCCAATGTCAACTTCAACAAAATGTCTTGGGTGGCGTAGAACGGTTCGTGCTCCGGCTTCCCGTATTCGCCCGGGATCGTGGTGGAGAAGTGGAACAGCGGTGGCCGACCGAAGTCGTGCTTCGCGATGTGGTCGTTGTTGCCGGGGACGGTGTAGGGCACAAAGTCGCCCGCGACCCGGGCCCGCGCATCAGCCTTCGCCGAGATGTAGGACTCCACCCGATCCGGGTACAGTAGGTCGACGCGGATGAACTTGTCGCGCCGCGCCCACTTCCGCACCCCGTAGGAGGGCATCATCGGGTCGTCTTCGTCATAGAACAGGCGCGCCGTGCGGGCATCCAGATTGACCACGCGGATCGAGCCGTCCGGCCGCTGCCACGCGTACAGGTAGTAGTCGCCGAACTTCAACGTCAACCGATTGACCTCGGGGCGCAGCAGCGACATCTTCGCGGACTTGTCGAACTCGGCGATCGCGTCCGACGTGGCCTGGTCGGAGGACAGGACAGCCGTGATGTTCAACCGGTTCGCGACCGCGTTGATGACAACATCGCCCATGATCTCTTGGAAGTTCACGCCCGATAGGCGCATGACCTGCCGCAGTTTCGACGACACGAAAACTTCGTCGATCGGGCCATCCGCGTACTGCTCAGCCTTGTCGTAACCCGGTGTCGCCGCAGCCAACTCGGTCAGCGCGTCGCCGAGGTCGTCGGCCGGCTGGTCACCGGGGAACTCGGCCAGCGCGAGAGCAGCGGTCACGGAGCGTCCCCCAGTCCTATGCGTAGTCGAGCGTGCGAGCCGGCCCAGGTTCGGTGACCTTGGGCTGTCCGAGATACACCGAGACGCCGTTGCCGATGGTGTCCACGAGGTCGTCGTGCGCGGCCTTCGGGAAGCCGACCATCTGGCCTTCGGCCTTCGGGAACCGTCTGGCGTGCAGGACGCGGCCGGTCTGGTAGCGGGCCAGCAGGCGTGCGGCGCGGACTTCCTTCGGGATCTTGTTGTGGACGGT